CACCTCATCCGCTGGTTCCTGCGACGCACCGGCTACGCAGGCATCTGCCTAGCCCCGTGGGGGATCTTCATCCTGGCCGAGCACATGTACAGCGACCGCCTGATCCGGCATGAGCAGGCGCACTGGCGGCAGTGGCAGAGGATGGGCACGGTGCGGTACTATGCGACTTACGTCTGGCAGGTGTTGCGGTACGGTTACCACAACGCACCTATGGAAATCGAGGCCCGCAAGGAGTCCGAAGATGTCTAAAGACCCAAGGCTTGAGCGTGCGGGCGTTGCTGGGTTTAATCAACCCAAGCGCACGCCCAGTCACCCGACGAAGAGCCACGTGGTGGTGGCTAAGTCTGGCGAACAAGTCAAGACCATCCGCTTTGGGCAGCAGGGCGTGAGCGGTAGCCCGCGCAAGGAGGGCGAGTCCGAGTCGTACAAAAATCGACGCGAATCCTTTAAGGCCCGCCACGCTAAGAACATTGCCAAGGGTAAAATGTCCGCTGCGTATTGGGCCGACAAGGTGAAGTGGTGAGCAAATTCACGCATAGATTCAGTTGCAAGAATGCCAAGCCCGCAAAGACTGCGTGCGTGGTGCGTTACGGCGCGTTTGGTGACTTGATGCAGGCCAGCAGCGTCTGGGCTGCGTTGAAAAAGCAGGGCTATCACGTCACACTGTTCACCAGCCCTCCAGGCTCTGACGTGATAATGCACGACCCCAACATCGACAACATCGTGTTGTTTGATAAAGACCAAGTGCCCAATGGCAACTTGGGAGACTTTTGGGCGTGGCAGAAAAAGAAGTACGACAAGTGGGTCAACCTCAGTGAGTCAGTAGAGGGGACGCTGCTGGCAATGCCTGGACGCATGATTTCGTTCTACCCGCCGCAGGTTCGTCACAGCTTGATGAACCGCAACTACGTCGAGCTTCAGCACGCGCTGGCCGAGGTGCCTTACGAGCTGAAAGTCAAGTTCTACCCCACGACAGAAGAAACCCGCTGGGCCAAGCGCGAGCGTTCTAAGCTCGGCACCGGGCCGGTGGTGGTGTGGTCACTTGCGGGGAGCAGCGTCCACAAGACGTGGGCGGGCCTGGACAACGTGCTGGCAAGCATTCTGGTAGAGTTCCCCACGGCGCGGGTGGTGCTTACCGGAGGGCCAGACTGCGTCATGCTAGAGGCTGGCTGGGAGAACGAGCCCCGCATACTCAAGCGCTCGGGAGTGTGGTCAATCCGCGAGACTCTGAGCTTTTGCCAGGAGGCTGACCTCGTCATCGGCCCTGAGACCGGTGTGCTCAACGCCGTGGCTTGCGAGCCGATGGCCAAGGTCGTGTTTCTCTCCCACAGTACGCACGAGAACCTAACGCGTGACTGGACTAACACCACCCCCCTGTGGAGCAAGAACACCAAGTGCGCGGGCCGTGGCGACAACGCCGCCCCCGCCTGCCACACTCTGCACTACGGGTGGGACTACTGCTCCCGTGACGAAGAGAGCGGCACCGCTCAGTGCCAACGGGACATTGACATTGGCACCGCATGGCACGCTGTGTACAATGCCCTGAGGACTTGCATCGACGCACGTAAAGAGGCGGCGTAATCATGGCAACGAGCGGAACGTACAGCTTCGGCGTCACCAAGTACGACATTATTCGGCAGGCAATGCTGAATATTGGCAAGCTCGACCCCGTTGAGGCCCCCACTGCCGAGGAGATGGACGACTGCTCCCGGCTACTGAACATGATGTGCAAGCAGTGGATGGGGAAGACAGACTTCGCCCCTGGCCTCAAGGTGTGGACGCGCAAGCGTGGGCATCTGCTGTTGAGCAACTCTACGGGCACGTACACCATCGGCCCTACTGCGCAGGGGTGGACGAATAGTCTCAACATTACCAGCACGGTGGCGGCGGCGTCTGCGGGCGCAAGCTCGGTGGACATCGCCAATGTGGGCACCATCTCTGCTGCAGATACCGTGGCGGTGTATTTGGACTCGGGAGCATTGTTCTTCACCACGGCGTCCAGCGTGGTGGGGGCTACGGTCAACCTTGCGGCCAACCTACCGGGGTCGGCGGCCAGCGGCAACACGGTGTTCTCATACACCACGGCGGCGCAGAACCCCAAGGATGTAGAGACTGCGCTGCTACGAGATGTCAACAACACAGACACCCCGCTCAGCTTTATGACGGTGCAGGACTACGACTACCTGCCCAACAAGGCTGACCCCCAATACTTTGGAGACCCTACTGCCATCTATTTTGAGCGTGGTCTCTACACCTCCACAGTCTACACGGACGTTGGCGCAGCCATTGACACGCGCAGCCACATCGTTATCACGTACCAAGAACCCATTCAGGACATGACGGCCAACGCAGACGAGCCGTACTATCCGCAAGAATGGTACTTGGCACTGTGCTGGGGCCTGAGCGAGCAGATTGCCCCCATGTTCAAGGCCAAGTGGAACGAAAAGATGGAGGCGCTCAAAGCCAATGCGATGGCCATTGCCCGCCAGGGTGACGCCGAGCGCAGCTCCATATACTTTCAGCCCGGTACTGACTGATGCGTACCGTACCGCTGTTCGGTACTGGGATTCGTGCAATCTCAGACATTGTTACCCGGCAGCGGCGGGTCAACTGCGTCTACGACCTTAGAAAAGATCAAGACCGTTCGGCCGTGGTGGTGCTGGGCACCCCCGGTGCCTCGGTGTGGACGACGGTGCCCGCCAGCCCCATTCGCGGCTGGCATGTGATTGCAAACACGCTGTACGTCTGCGCGGATACCAAGTTGTTTGCTGTGACTGGCGCGGGCGTGGTGACGCAAGTGGCAACGGGCATCGCGGGGTCGGGCAATGTGTCAATGGCAGACAACTCGTTGCAACTGATAGTTGTGACGGGTACTGCGGGATATATCTACACGCTGTCTACGGCCACGCTGGCTACGATAACAGACATATTCTTTCCACCCAGCGCGACTTCTGTCATTTTTCTGAACGGAAGGTTTGTCGTCAACAAGGGCAACACTAGAGAGTTCTACGTTAGTGGGATTCTTGACGGATTTGTCTGGACGTACTTGGGCACAGCCCCCATCTTCGGCACCAAGGAAAACAATAGCGACCTCCTGGTGCGCGTGGGCAACTACAACGGAACATTGTTGCTGTGGGGGCAACAATCCATAGAGTTTTGGCAAGACGTTGGGGAGCTTTCCCTACCCTACCAGCGCATCAACGGTGCGACGCAGAGCTGGGGCCTTGCGGCCGATTTGTCTAGCGTTGAGCTTGGTAACACGCAGATGTTTCTGGGCTCTGCTCCGGACGGTGGCATTGCCGCCATTCGGTTGAATGGCTACGTGCCTGAGCCTGTCAGTGACTCTGATCTGAACACGCTGTTTTCCAGCTTCTCTCGCGTAGATGACGCAGTAGCTTTCACCTACACGGTGTATGGGCATCCCATCTACCAAATCACGTTCCCCACTCAAAATCGTTCCTTTGCGTACGACACGGTATCTGGCGTCTGGCATGAGGCGCAGACCGGTGTGGCTGAAATTGGCAGGCACTTTGCGCAGTACGGGGTCACCTTCAACAGTAAGAACTACGTCACTGACACCTCAACTGGCAAGATTTACTTGCTGGATAAGGACGTGCTTACGGATGACGGTGCGCTCATCAAACGGCAAATTGTCACCCGCCACATCCGGAACCAGGGCAATGAAATAAACATTGCCGAGCTGTATCTTGACTTTGAGACTGGCGTAGGTGTCAGCGGCACTGCGCCATTCGACCCGTTAGGAGACCTGCTGACTGAGGATGAGGACATTCTCGTCACAGAAGACGGTGACCCACTTGCCGTTGAAACCGGTGTGCCCACCACGGCGGCAAACCCGCAAGTTTCTCTGCGCATATCTCGCGACGGGGGCAGAACCTTCGGCAATGAACGCTGGGTTCCGCTGGGTCGACTCGGACAATATTACACCCGCGTCATGCTTCGTAGGCTTGGTTCCGCGAGGGACTTTGTCGTGCAGATAACTCTGACCGACTCTGTCAAGTTCGTGCTGGCTTCGGGCAGCGTGGACATGGACACTGCAGATGATTAACCCACCCCCACTACAGATACCAATCAGTAGTCCGCAGGGTGGAATTACGCCTGCATGGGCGTCTTGGTTTTCACAGCTGCGGACGCTGTTTGCGGGCGTTGAGGACACTGATGCTGCCCGCTCGCCTGATGCGTACGTGGCCTTGGCGTCAGTGACGGCGGCGCTGGCCACCGCATTGCAAGAGCTGCAGACGCAGCCCCCCACCCCCACGACAGAGCTCTACGCGCTGGAGAACGAGCTGCGCACGCAGCCCCGTGCCCCCACGGCAGAGCTAGACGCTGGCCTACGGGCTGTTGAGCAGAGTCTTGCCACGCAGACTCGCAATGAGCTGGGCACTTTTGCTGCACTGCAACAGGATAACTTGCCCTGGGTGCGCTTTGCCAATTTTCCGTCCCCCGAGCCGCCCACCGACCCCGGCGTAGTGCGCTGGTCTGACGACGACGCTACTTTAGACTTGTATCTGTACGGTGGCGTGACGTATCAGTTCGGCCAGCAGTTGGACTTTCACCCGAAGAACACCTCGGGCGTGCAGATCAACAAGGGCATGGCTGTGATGGCTACCGGTGTTATCGGGGCCAGCACCAAGATCGAGTGCGCCCGCGCCGTAGCTGACGGTACTGTGGCGGCGCAGTACATGCTCGGCATTGCCACCCAGAACATCCCGAACAACCAGTTCGGTTACGTCGCGTGGTTCGGCAGCATTCGCGGGTTCAACACCACGGGCGCGAACAAAACCGTGCCCGAGGTGTGGGCTGACGGCGACATCCTGTACTTTGACCCGGCCTATCCTGGTGAACTGACCAAGAACCAGCCCGCTGCGCCGAATCTCGATCTGCCGATTGCCATCATCACAAACGCGGCCAACAACGGCGCGATCTTCGTGCGGATGAAAACCGGCGAGACGATGAACGAGCTGCACGACGTCAGTGCGGCCTCGCCAAACAGTGGGGACGTGCTGATCTATGACGCGGTGCAGACGCGGTGGGAAGCGGCTGCAGTCACTGCCGGCACGAATATCGCCGTCACGCCGTCTGCGGGCGGGTTGACGATTGCCACCACTGCGGCTATTACGGCGGACCTGACGAACAACACCGGCAACCTGATCGACAGCAGCGTGGGTCTGACTAATGGCGCGGGCGCATCTGCCGGCACGCTACTCAATGCGCCAACAGCAGGAAACCCAACGAAGTGGGTGCCGATTGACGACAATGGCACCACCCGATACATCCCAGCGTGGTAATCCATCATGAGCGTCATCGTCAAAGTCCTCGTCCCACCGCTGCAAATGCAGGCCGTGCAGACCACGCAATACAGCCCAGGCCTTGGCGTGCGCGCGATCATCGACAAAGCTACGGTGACCAACACCGACACGGCAACGCGCACGTTCAGCACAAATCTGGTGACCAGCGGAGGCTCTGCCGGCAATGCCAATCTGGTGATTGACGCCCGCGCAGTGCAGCCCGGCGAAACCTACACCTGCCCGGAACTGGTGGGGCAGGTGCTGGGTTCCGGGGATTTTCTAAGCACCATCGCATCGGCCGCCACCGCGCTGACGCTGCGAGTATCTGGCCGGGAGATTACCTGATGTGCAACAATGCAGACGCTGAGTTCCAGGCGTCCAGCGGCCATTTAG